AGCTCAACATGCGGTGCAAAATCGTGAAAGTTTTAGCGGCGGCTCAAGCCCTACTGATGATTACTCAAAAACGCAGGCTAAAGAATTTTCTGACAATTTATTTTCCTCATCAGACGCCAAAAACATGCGGTATCAATATGAGTCGTTCAACAACCAATACGATCAGATCAAGCCTTTGTATCAGGTTGAATACATTGATAAATTAAACAGCCTTTCAAGAAAGGCGATTGAGGGAAGGGCTAAACCCGCAGAAGTGACGCGCTTTCAAGATTGGTATAAGTACGGTAATAAAATTGTAGATAATTTAGGCCCAATGCCTAAGCGCTCTGGGGTTGCCCGTGACAATTGGATTGCATCAGCTTCTGCTCAATTGCGTGATTTCAGATTGTCTGAAATGACCGATTTTGAAAAAGATTTGTATAATGCTGCTCGCCGTAATTTTGACACACCCAAAGATGTTAAGAACGCAATAAAACGCATTGAGCGTAAAATTGAAAAACACAGAGCTGGGGCGTTTGGCTATAGGGAATTGGTAAATAGAGCAAGGGAGGTTCAAAGTTTAAACGCAATTGACGCTTATTTGCGTGAGGCCGGAGAGGTTGAAGCGCGTAATGTTCAAGCAAGAGCCAACCCTGACAACCCAAAAGGCTTTCCTCTGGATACAGCAGAATTTTCACCAAATCAGCAAATTATAAGCAGCTTGCGGGCTGGTCAAAACTTAGTAGATGTTTCGTCTCAAGGGCGAAAACCTATTGGCAGAGGATTGTTAGACTAATGGCTATAACAACATATTCAGAGCTAAAGACAGCAATAGCTAACTGGCTGAACAGGGATGATCTAACATCGGTTATCCCAGATTTCATTACGTTGGCAGAAACAGACATTAACCGTAAGCTGCGGCACTACAAGATGATTGATCGTGTAGATGCAACGCTTGACAGCCGTTATGTGCAAGTGCCTAACAATTGGCTGGAAACATTGCGGTTTAACATCACAAACGGTGGAGTAACGGGCAAGCTGGATTTCGTAGGCCCAGAGGATATGTTGCAGCGCCGTGAAGAAAACAGGGATGCATCTGGGGTTCCTAGATTTTATACGCAGATCGGTGAGGCTATAGAGGTTTTCCCAACGCCTGCCGGTGAATACCCCATGCAGCTTGCATATTATGAGCGCATTCCTAGCCTAAGCGACAGCACAACGTACAACTGGCTGCTGCAAGATGAGCCAGATGTTTATCTGTATGCTGCATTGATGCAATCAGCGCCGTATCTATTGGATGATGCGCGTACCGCAACGTGGGCTAATCTTTACCAGAACGCGATTAATTCACTGCAAAAAGCGTCTGATGACACGCGGTTTGGTGGTTCTGGTCGCAGAATTATCATATCTAGCTACTGATCTAAAAATGGTGTATGGTTCACCCAGATATATCTAACGGAGAAATCCATGTCTTTAACAAATGCATTTGAGACAAGTACGCTAAAGTATTTGTTGACTACCGACAGCGTAACGCGCCCTACAGCTTGGTACGTTGGATTATTCACATCTGATCCGACAGATACTGGCGCTGCTGGCACAGAGGTTTCTGGATACGCATACGCTCGCACAGCGGCCACGTTTACCGTAACTAACGATACCGCAACAAACTCTGCGTCTATTGAGTTTCCTGCGGCAAGCGGTGGCAATTGGGGTACAATTGGCTGGATCGGCATTATGGACGCTTCGTCTGGCGGCAACATGATTATTCATTCTGCTTTGACAACTGCCAAGGCGATTAACGATGGCGATGTTTTCAGAATACCAACAGGCGATCTTGACGTAACGGCGAGCTAATGGGCTTGCGCTCAACATATGACACTGGCTTATTTGGCTCTGGTCTTTATGGCGAGCCAGAGACTACGCAAGGCGCGGCTAGTGCATCTGTTGGCATTTCAGTTAGTGTATCTGCGGTTACAATTGTAGACGCTTCTGCGGCTGCGGCAATTGCTGTATCGGTATCCCCGCCAACTGCTATCAGGGTTGCGGATGCATCAGCGTCTGTATCTCTTGGCGGCATTGTTTCTGTTAGCGCGGTAAAATACGAGGTTATTGCGGGATTTAGAGCCGGTTACGGGCTTAACACCTACGGATCGTATCTATACGGCAAAAACATTAGCATTGAAGAAGGCAGCGCTTCCACCAGCATCGGTGTTTCTACTAGCGTCAGCGCGGTAGCTGTACGTCAATCTGGTGCAGCGCCAAGCATTGTTATTGGGTTCACTGCAAATGGTGTTATCGACGTTGTAGGACGATCAACCGCGACTATTTCAATTTCACCAAATATAGCGTATAACAGGGTGAGATTGTTTTCTGGAACGTCTGCCATTGCCATATCAACAAGCGTTTTTGCGCGGTATAAATGGCTTGAAGCAGATGAACCGTCAACAACATGGACAGAAGCCTCAAATCCAAGTAACACATGGACTGAAGCTGATTACTTAGAGAGGGCCGCATAATGCCTACGACAACGACGAATTATTCTTGGAATAAGCC